AGCAAAGGTCGAAGCTCAGAACACTTTCGAAGAGTTCCAAGCGAAGAACGCAGAAGTAGAGGCCAAGTTCAAAGAGTTAACGGGCTACGACAATTGATTTAAACAAAGGGCTACTTCGGTAGCCTTTTTGTTATTGGGAGGTAATTAATGAGCGGAGATATTCTGGTATTTGACGCAGACAGCATTGCATATAAAGCAGCAGCGGCAAACGAAGAGAAAACAATCAAGACACAACATATTGAAAAAGGTGTGATTGAACAGTGGAGCAACCGCACAGAGTTCCGTGCGTACTTGTCCGGCACTGACCACACAGAAGATATGTACACCATCACTGACGTGCAAGACGCACGACATTCTAGTTATGGTAAAAGCCTGATTCGTGACATGATCAAAGGCTACCACACTCGCACTGGTGTCACCAAAGGTGAGATTTACATCGGCGGTGAGGGTAACTTCCGTGACCTGATTCCTCTGCCAATGACTCACGTTGCAACAGTTGGTAAATGGGCTGGCAAGAGTATGCTTGGTGGCCGTTACAAGGAAAA